CGGCTGCAGAAATACCGCAATGAAGCCCCGGCGCGCGTGATGAGCAAGGTCACTGACGAGGAAGGCCACACCACCTCTGAGGTTATCCGCGTGGGCAAGGGCGGTGATTATGCCAGCCTTGATGCACTGGTGATGGATGCGACCAACAACCTGATTGAGCCGTGGTATCAGGAAGACCCTGACCTTGTGGTGATTGTGGGACGTCAGCTACTGGCAGACAAGTATTTCCCCATCGTCAACAAGGAGCAGGACAACAGCGAAATGCTGGCCGCTGACGTCATCATCAGCCAGAAACGCATCGGTAATCTGCCGGCGGTACGTGTTCCGTACTTCCCGGGGATGCGATGCTCATCACGAAGCTGGAAAACCTGTCCATCTACTACATGGATGACAGCCATCGCCGCGTGATTGAGGAAAACCCGAAACTTGATCGCGTGGAGAACTACGAGTCAATGAACATTGATTACGTGGTGGAAGACTACGCCGCCGGTTGTCTGGTGGAAAAAATTAAGGTCGGTGACTTCTCCACACACGGCTAAGGCGACCGCAGAGCCGGGAGCGTAACCGATGACGAGTCCCGCACAGCGCCACATGATGCGGTCTCGGCAGCGATGACCGCGCAGCGGGAAGCCGCCGCTGCGACATGCAACTGTCTATGAGCAGATGCTGGTCAAGCTGGCCGCAGACCAGCGCACACTGAAAGCGATTTATTCAAAAGAGCTGAAGGCCGCGAAAAAGCGCGAACTGCTGCCGTTCTGGTTGCCGTGGGTGAACGGCGTGCTGGAGCAGGGCAAAGGCGCACAGGATGACATTCTGATGACGGTCATGCTGTGGCGTCTGGATACCGGCGATATTGCGGTGCGCTGGAGATTGCCCGTTATGCCCTGAAGTACGGTCTGACCATGCCGGGTAAACACCGCCGTACCCCGCCGTACATGTTCACCGAGGAGGTCGCGCTCGCGGCCATGCGCGCCCACGCTGCGGTGAGTCTGTGGATCCCCGCCTGCTGACGGACACCCTTGAACTGACCGCCACAGCTGACATGCCTGATGAAGTGCGCGCAAAGCTGCACAAAATCACCGGTCTGTTTCTGCGTGACGCTGGTGATGCCGCAGGGCGCTGGCGCATCTGCAACGTGCGACACAGCTCGACTGTCAGGCAGGCGTCAAAAAGAGATTGAACGACTGAGCGGGAGCTGAAACGAAGCCGGAGCCGCAGCCAAAAGCGGCACCCGTACCCCGCGTAAGACCCGGAGCGTGGACACCGGCAAAACGTGGACGCCCGAAAAGAAAGCCAGTTAACAACCGAATGCGCCCGCGCCAGGGCGGCACGCCGGTCAGTGAGGTGGAATCACCTGACACTGCACGGCGTCCACCGCCCGACTTTTCAGAGGTAGTCATGATGACGCTGATTATTCCGCGAAAGGAGGCTCCCGTGTCCGGTGAGGGTACGGTGGTCATCCCGCAACCGGCAGGCGACGAGCCGGTGATTAAAAACACGTTCTTTTTTCCCGATATCGACCCGAAGCGCGTCCGGGAACGTATGCGCCTTGAGCAGACCGTCGCCCCGCCCGTCTGCGTGAGGCCATCAAGTCAGGCATGGCGGAAACAAATGCGGAGCTGTACGAGTACCGCGAACAGAAAATTGCCGCCGGTTTTACGCGTCTGGCGGACGTTCCGGCGGACGACATCGACGGTGAAAGTATCAAAGTTTTTTACTACGAGCGCGCCGTGTGTGCGATGGCGACCGCGTCGCTTTATGAGCGTTATCGCGGCGTGGATGCCAGTGCGAAAGGCGACAAGAAGGCCGACAGCATTGACAGCACCATTGATGAACTGTGGCGGGATATGCGCTGGGCAGTGGCGCGCATCCAGGACAAGCCACGCTGCATCGTGAGTCAAATCTGATGAAGACCTTTGCGCTACAGGGCGACACGCTCGACGCCATTTGTGTCCGGTATTACGGGCGCACTGAGGGCGTGGTCGAGACTGTGCTCGCCGCAAATCCGGGACTGGCTGAACTGGGTGCGGTGCTGCCGCACGGCACCGCCGTCGAACTGCCCGACGTTCAGACCGCGCCCGTGGCTGAAACTGTCAATCTGTGGGAGTAACGCATGACAGCAGAAGAAAAAAGCGTCCTGTCGCTTTTCATGATTGGGGTGCTGATTGTTGTCGGCAAGGTGCTTGCCGGTGGTGAACCCATCACCCCGCGTCTGTTTATCGGGCGCATGTTGCTCGGTGGTTTTGTCTCGATGGTTGCCGGTGTTGTTCTGGTGCAGTTTCCTGACCTGTCACTGCCTGCGGTGTGCGGCATCGGCTCCATGCTGGGTATCGCCGGTTATCAGGTGATTGAGATTGCCATTCAGCGCCGTTTTAAGGGCAGGGGAAACCGTAATGCCGGTAATTAACACGCATCAGAATATCGCGGCCTTTCTCGACATGCTGGCTGTGTCCGAAGGGACGGCGAACCATCCGCTGACGAAAAACCGGGGCTATGACGTGATAGTCACCGGAGTGGACGGAAAGCCGGAAATTTTCACCGACTACAGTGACCACCCGTTCGCGCATGGCCGACCGGCGAAGGTGTTTAACCGTCGTGGTGAAAAATCCACGGCCTCCGGTCGCTATCAGCAGCTTTACCTGTTCTGGCCGCATTACCGCAAACAGCTTGCCCTGCCGGATTTCAGTCCGTTGTCACAGGACAGACTCGCCATTCAGTTGATCCGCGAACGCGGTGCACTGGATGACATCCGGGCGGGACGCATTGAGCGCGCCATTTCACGCTGTCGCAATATCTGGGCGTCCCTGCCGGGAGCCGGTTACGGTCAGCGTGAGCATTCACTGGAAAAACTGGTCACCGTCTGGCGTACCGCTGGCGGCGTACCGGCTTAAACGGAGTAAACACCATGAAGAAATTATCCCTTTCACTGATGCTGAACGTGTCGCTGGCGCTGATGCTGGCACTGTCCCTGATTTACCCGCAGAGCGTGGCCGTCAATTTTGTCGCCGCCTGGGCGATTCTGGCGACGGTTATCTGTGTGGTTGCCGGCGGTGTCGGCGTGTATGCCACAGAGTATGTACTGGAACGCTACGGGCGGGGCTGCCGCCGGAATCGCTGGCCGTGAAGATTGTCACGTCGCTGTTTTTGCAGCCGGTGCCGTGGCACAGACGGGCAGCAGCTCTGGTGGTGATGGTGGCGACGTTTATCTCGCTGGTTGCCGCCGGGTGGATTTTTACCGCGCTGATTTATCTCGTGGCATCGCTGTTTTTCCGGCTGATACGTAAAGCCTGTCGTCAGCGTCTTGAGGGGCGGGAATTATGTCAAAGCTGATGATTGTGCTGGTTGTGTTGTTATCACTGGCGGTGGCGGCGCTGTTTCTGGTGAAGCATGAAAACGCCAGCCTGCGCGCCTCGCTGGACAGGGCGAACAACGTCGCCAGTGGGCAGCAGGCGACCATCACCATGCTGAAAAATCAGCTTCATGTTGCCCTCACCAGGGCAGACAAAAACGAGCTGGCGCAGGTGGCACTGCGTCAGGAACTGGAGAACGCCGCGAAGCGTGAAGCACAGCGCGAGAAAACCATCACGAGGTTACTTAATGAAAACGAAGATTTTCGCCGCTGGTACGGTGCTGACCTGCCTGATGCTGTGCGCCGGTTGCACCAGCGCCCCGCCTGCACCGACGCCAGTGATTGTCCACAACGCCTGCCCGAAAGTGAGTCTTTGCCCGATACCGGGCAGTGACCCGGAGACGAACGGCGATTTAAGTGCCGATATCCGGCAACTTGAGAACGCGCTGGCACGCTGTGCCAGCCAGGTAAAAATGATTAAACACTGTCAGGACGAAAACGATGCTCAAACCCGACAGCCTGCGCAGGGCGCTGACTGATGCCGTCACGGTGCTGAAAACTAACCCCGATATGCTGCGGATATTCGTGGATAACGGGAGTATTGCCTCCACACTGGCGGCGTCGTTGTCATTCGAAAAGCGTTACACGCTCAATGTCATTGTGACCGACTTTACCGGTGATTTTGACCTGCTCATCGTGCCGGTGCTGGCGTGGCTGCGGGAAAATCAGCCCGACATCATGACCACCGACGCAGGCCAGAAAAAGGGCTTCACGTTTTATGCAGACATCAACAATGACAGCAGCTTTGATATCAGCATCAGCCTGATGCTGACCGAGCGCACGCTGGTCAGTGAGGTGGACGGCGCGCTGCATGTGAAGAATATCCCGGAACCTCCGCCGCCGGAGCCGGTTACCCGCCCGATGGAGCTGTATATCAATGGCGAACTGGTGAGCAAGTGGGATGAATGAGTTTAAGCGTTTTGAAGACCGGCTGACCGGACTTATTGAGTCGCTGTCACCGTCAGGGCGTCGGCGACTGAGTGCCGAACTGGCGAAACGCCTGCGGCAGAGTCAGCAGCGTCGGGTGATGACACAGAAAGCCCCGGACGGCACACCCTATGCGCCACGCCAGCAGCAGAGCGCCAGAAAAAAGACCGTCGCGTTAAGCGAAAAATGTTTGCGAAACTTATCACCAGTCGTTTTTTGCATATCCGCGCCAGCCCGGAGCAGGCATCAATGGAATTTTACGGCGGGAAGTCGCCGAAAATCGCCAGTGTGCATCAGTTCGGTCTGTCGGAAGAAACCCGGAAAGACGGTAAGAAAATTGATTATCCGGCGCGTCCTCTGCTCGGCTTTACCGGTGAGGATGTGCAGATGATTGAAGAGATTATCCTGGCTCACCTCGACCGTTAGTTGTGCCATTCCCGACACCTCATCGTCACATTGCCGCCGGTATGACCCGGCGGCATCCTTCCCGTTATGAACACTCTCGCAAATATTCAGGAACTCGCGCGCGCACTGCGCAACATGATCCGCACCGGCCTTGTCGTCGAAACCGACCTTAACGCCGGTCGCTGCCGTGTGCAGACCGGCGGCATGTGCACCGACTGGCTGCAGTGGCTGACCCAGCGCGCCGGTCGTTCGCGCACATGGTGGGCACCTTCCGTGGGGGAACAGGTGCTGATTCTGGCCGTGGGCGGTGAACTCGACACGGCGTTCGTTCTGCCGGGGATTTATTCCGGCGATAACCCTGCGCCGTCTGCGTCGGCTGATGCCCTGCATATCCGTTTCTCTGACGGGGCGGTGATTGAGTATGAACCCGAAACCAGTGCACTCACGGTAAGCGGAATTAAAACGGCCAGCGTGACGGCTTCTGATTCTGTTACTGCCACGGTACCGGTGGTCACGGTGAAAGCGTCAACCCGTGTCACCCTGGACACGCCGGAGGTGGTCTGCACAAACAAGCTGACTACCGGCACGCTGGAAGTGCAGAAGGGCGGGACGATGCGCGGCAACATTGAACACACCGGCGGTGAACTCTCATCAAACGGTAAGGTACTGCATACCCATAAACACCCGGCGACAGCGGCGGCACAACCGGGAGTCCTCTATGACAGCACGTTATCTCGGAATGAATCGCAGTGATGGCCTGACTGTCACTGACCTTGAGCATATCAGCCAGAGTATCGGCGATATCCTGCGCACGCCGGTCGGCTCACGGGTGATGCGTCGTGATTACGGCTCATTGCTGGCATCAATGATTGACCAGCCGCAGACCCCGGCGCTTGAGTTGCAGATTAAGGTCGCCTGTTACATGGCGGTGCTGAAATGGGAACCCCGCGTCACCCTGTCATCCGTCACCACGGCGCGCAGCTTTGACGGGCGAATGACAGTTACGCTAACCGGCCAGCACAACGACACCGGCCAGCCACTTTCGTTAACCATCCCTGTGAGTTGAAACCATGCCGATTATCGACCTGAACCAGCTACCCGCACCGGATGTGGTCGAGGAGCTGGACTTTGAAACCATTCTCGCTGAACGCAAGGCGACACTGATTTCCCTTTACCCGGAAGACCAGCAGGAGGCGGTCGCCCGTACCCTGACGCTGGAATCCGAGCCTCTCGTCAAACTGCTGGAGGAAAATGCTTATCGTGAGCTTATCTGGCGTCAGCGTGTGAATGAGGCCGCACGGGCGGTGATGCTGGCCTGTGCCGCCGGTAACGACCTTGATGTGATTGGTGCCAATTACAACACCACGCGCCTGATTATCACCCCGGCAGATGATTCGACCATCCCGCCGACACCGGCAGTGATGGAATCTGACACCGATTATCGTCTGCGTATTCAGCAGGCGTTTGAAGGTTTAAGCGTCGCCGGGTCGGTGGGAGCCTATCAGTATCATGGTCGCAGTGCCGACGGGCGTGTCGCGGATATCTCTGTCACCAGTCCTTCTCCGGCCTGCGTCACCATCTCTGTGCTGTCACGTGAAAATAACGGCGTCGCATCCGAAGACCTGCTGGCGGTGGTGCGTAACGCCCTGAATGGCGAGGACGTCAGGCCGGTGGCCGACCGCGTGACCGTGCAGTCTGCCGCCATTGTTGAATACCAGATAAACGCCACGCTTTACCTTTACCCTGGTCCCGAAAGCGAACCCATCCGCGCTGCCGCCGTGAAAAAACTGGAAGCGTATATCACGGCACAGCACCGGCTGGGGCGCGACATCCGTCTGTCTGCCATTTATGCCGCTTTGCATGTGGAAGGCGTGCAGCGTGTCGAACTGGCTGCACCGCTGGCCGACATCGTGCTCAACAATACGCAGGCGTCTTTCTGTACCGAATACCGCGTCGTGACCGGAGGCTCGGATGAGTGATTCGCGCCTGCTGCCGACCGGCTCATCACCGCTTGAGGTCGCCGCCGCAAAAGCCTGTGCGGAAATTGAAAAAACGCCGGTCAGTATTCGTGAGCTGTGGAACCCGGACACCTGCCCGGCAAATCTGCTGCCGTGGCTGGCGTGGGCGTTTTCGGTCGACAGGTGGGATGAAAAGTGGCCGGAAGCGACAAAACGCGCCGTTATCCGCGATGCCTATTTCATCCACTGTCATAAAGGCACTGTCGGCGCAATCCGGCGTGTGGTGGAGCCGCTCGGCTATCTCATTAACGTAAAGGAATGGTGGGAGACAAACGACCCGGCCGGAACCTTTCGTCTTGATATCGGTGTGCTGGAAAGCGGTATCACAGAGGAAATGTATCTGGAAATGGAACGGCTGATTGCCGATGCCAAACCCGCAAGTCGCCACCTTATCGGCCTGAACATTATCCAGGACATTCCCGGCTATCTGTATACAGGCGGTGTGGTCTGTGATGGTGATGTTATTACTGTTTATCCCGGATAAGTGAGAAACAATGAGCACGAAATTTAAAACCGTTATCACTACTGCCGGAGCCGCGAAGCTGGCAGCCGCCACTGTCCCCGGCGGGAAAAAAGTAAACCTGTCTGCAATGGCCGTGGGTGACGGTAATGGCAAATTGCCGGTGCCGGATGCCGGTCAGACGAAACTGGTGCATGAGGTCTGGCGTCACGCTCTGAATAAAGTCAGCGTGGATAATAAGAATAAAAACTATATCGTGGCTGAACTGGTTGTACCGCCCGAAGTGGGCGGCTTCTGGATGCGTGAGCTTGGTCTGTATGACGATGCCGGAACACTGATTGCGGTCGCCAACATGGCAGAAAGCTATAAGCCTGAACTCGCTGAAGGCTCCGGGCGTGCGCAGACCTGCCGCATGGTTATTATTGTCAGTAACGTGGCGTCCGTTGAGCTGAGTATTGATGCCAGCACAGTGATGGCGACGCAGGATTACGTCGATGACAAAATCGCAGAACATGAGCAGTCCCGCCGCCATCCTGACGCCACGCTGACAGAAAAAGGTTTTACTCAGTTAAGCAGTGCAACAAACAGCACCAGTGAGTCATTGGCGGCAACGCCAAAAGCGGTCAAGGCAGCAAATGACAACGCAAATTCACGTCTGGCGAAAAATCAGAATGGTGCAGATATCCAGGATAAATCAGCTTTTCTGGACAATGTTGGCGTTACCAGTCTGACGTTTATGAAAAACAATGGCGAAATGCCGGTTGATGCCGACCTGAATACATTTGGTCCCGTTAAGGCTTATCTGGGGATCTGGTCTAAAGCTACCTCAACTAACGCAACACTGGAGAAAAATTTCCCGGAAGATAATGCTGTCGGTGTGCTTGAGGTTTTTGCTGCCGGCAATTTTGCAGGTACGCAACGCTTTACCACGAGAGACGGCAATGTTTACATGCGTAAACTCGCCAATAAGTGGAATGGCACTGATGGTCCGTGGGGCGTATGGCGTCACACTCAATCTGCTACCCGCCCTTTGAGTACGACTATAGACCTGAATACGCTTGGAGCCGCCGAGCATCTTGGTTTATGGCGTAACAGTAGCTCGGCTATAGCTTCATATGAACGCAATTATCCAGAGGAAGGCGGCTTTGCTCAGGGGATGCTTGAGATCCTCGAAGGCGGGAATTATGGAAGAACGCAACGTTATACCACTCGCCGTGGAAATATGTATGTCCGCTGCCTTGCGGCAAGCTGGGATGCATCAAATCCACAGTGGGAACCGTGGTTAAGAGTCGGTCATCAGTCAGAGAGTCGTTATTACGACGGGGATTTGAATGAGGTGACTTCACCAGGTATTTACAGCGTTACAGGTAAAGCGACCAACGGTCCAATACTGGACGGAAACGGCGTGACAGTCCTCGGGATTCTGGAAGTGTTGAGGCGCTTTGATGGTGTTAACGTATGGCAGCGTTATACAACTGCCGGAACAGGTGCAACCCTTAAAGGTCGCACGTTTGAGCGCGTCTATACCGGCAGCTCGTGGAGCGAATGGCGGGAAGTCTACACCTCGTATTCACTTCCCCTGAATCTGGGTATCGGCGGTGCAGTGGCAAAACTCTCCAGCCTGGACTGGCAGACCTACGACTTTGTGCCGGGCAGTCTGATAACCGTTCGGCTTGATAACATGACCAACATTCCCGAAGGTATGGACTGGGGCGTCATTGATGGCAACCTGATAAACATCTCAGTTGGTCCGAGTGATGATTCCGGTGCGGGGCGCTCAATGCATGTATGGCGCAGCACTGTAAGTAAAGCGAACTACCGCTTTTTTATGGTGCGTATTTCAGGAAATCCGGGAAGTCGCACGATCACCACAAGACGTGTGCCAATTATTGACGAAGCCCAGACATGGGCGGCGAAACAAACCTTCAGCGCCGGTCTTTCAGGCGAACTGTCCGGCAATGCTGCTACAGCAACAAAGCTGAAAACGGCAAGGACAATTAACGGCGTAACCTTTGACGGGACGAAAGATATTGAAGCGTTTCCGCCAGGTGTTCCGCTGCCGTGGCCATCAGATACACCACCTGCAGGCTATGCGATCATGCAGGGGCAGACGTTTGATAAGGCTGCATATCCGAAACTGGCTATTGCCTATCCTTCTGGTGTTATTCCTGATATGCGCGGCTGGACAATCAAGGGCAAACCCGCCAGTGGGCGTGCCGTATTGTCACAGGAACAGGACGGGATTAAATCGCATACTCACAGCGCCAGTGCGTCAAATACGGACTTAGGAACGAAAACGACCAGTTCATTTGATTACGGGACAAAAACAGTCAGTACGTTTAACCACGGCACAAAATCAACCAATACTTCTGGCAATCATACACATACCGTCGGTTTTGCTGTGAGCGTGCAATCAGGCGGTGCAGATTATGGTGTTCCGCGAAGTGATAAAGGTGCTACGACTACAAGTTCATCAGGCAATCATGCACATACAGTCGACATTGGAGCACATAACCATACTGTTGGTATTGGTGCACATTCACACACTGTTGCTATTGGCTCACACGGGCATTCCATTACCGTAAATGCTACTGGTAATACCGAAAACACCGTCAAAAACATCGCATTTAACTATATTGTGAGGCTTGCATAATGGCTTTCAGAATGAGTGCAGAAGCACAAACTATCCGCGTTTTCAATTTACTTGATGGAACCAATGAGTTTATTGGCGAAAGTGATGCATATATTCCGCCGTATACTGGCCTGCCTGCAAACAGTACAGATATTGCACCACCTGATATTCCTGCTGGTTATGCAGCCGTTTTCAATGCAGATGAAATGAAATGGGAGTTGATGGAAGATCATCGCGGAAAGACTGTCTACGAAACGAAAACGGGAGCAGCCATTTATATTTCTGAACTTGGCGCATTACCTCCAGACGTGACAGCCATTTCCCCGGAGGGGGATTATCAGAAATGGAACGGAAATGCGTGGGTGAATGATGAGAATGCAGAGCGTGATGCGCTTGTCAGAGCGGCGGAGTCTCAGAAGAAAGAGCAGATTGCATATGCAGGTGAAATCATTGCCACGCTGCAGGATGCTGTCGATTTAGATATGGCTACCGAGGAAGAAAAGTTAAGCCTGACACACTGGAAAAAATACCGTGTGTTACTGAATCGCGTTCAGCCGGAAGATGCTCCGGATATAGAATGGCCGGAAATGCCGCAATAAATTGTATTAGATCTGGTGTGAGATTACTCATCTATGGCACAGAGTAAAAACTAATCTGACAGTCCGCTCTGTGCCAAGAGTAGACGTCGCCAAGATCATTATTCATTCCTTGATGAGGCACAGAGCGACCAGACTTGCATGAACAGTACAGTCCATCATCATCGGTTTTTAATTTCAGACTATTCGCTGCATTGTAGGCCAAATCTGATGAAGGTTTATGCGATGCAGAACGACATTTTCGACGCAATTTGCGCCGGTATTACAGGTACAGAGAACGTCGTTGAGAGGGTGTTGTAGGTGAATCGGGAGCGGTGAATGAATTGGACTGAATGTGGAAAAAGTACGATATTTGTCATATATAGACTGGTAAAACGCCATTCAAGGGAATGGACTAACTACGTTAGCGATGAAAAACTTTAAATGTGTGATAGACAAGCAGGCATGGCTAATCAGTCAAGTAGTGCAAAGTCGTCTTAACGGAAACAGCTTCACGACGTGCTTAGTACTTGATGTTAAGGCTCCCGTATGTGGTATATGAGAGCATGAAGATACGCGGATGAATATTTTATATCTATTTGTTTTGTTTAGATTTAATAGGTATAATGCACGTATGGAAAATGTTCAAAGGTGATTGTTATGTTTCACTGTCATAAATGCTATCACATCGATCATGTTGTACGAGTCACTATTTTTCGGACATGACCAAAGGGCTGTTTAGTACTATCACCAGTGTGCAAATATTCACTAACGATCGTTTCAGTGTTTCTCCACACAGTAGCTCCCGACATGTTCAGTTCTGCAAAGAGAGAACTAAATGGGCGTAATATTATTCACTATAAATTTAAAAGAGGTATTTCCAAACTATTAGGGCAAGAAATTATTTGCAAAAACCAGAAGTTTATTAATTTTAATCACGGATTTAGCATTGATGTTGGGGCATATGTTTGAAATGCAACTCATGACAATGATATATTGCATTTCATATGCGCCATGTAATAAATGGTTATAATTCATCGTCTGCGAGGTTGATATGAAATTGATACATTTAAAAGTAAAAAAACTATTTGGTCTCCTTGATTATGAAATTCCCTTGGATAACAATGAAATTACTATGCTTACTGGTCCAAATGGATATGGTAAGACAATGATTCTTAAAATCATCAATAGTATTCTTACAAATGAATTAAATGCTCTCTGTAAACTTAATTTTGATTTTATTAAAATTGATTTTCAAGGTGGCTCTGTTTCAATTACTCATGACACCAATAAAGATGGTTTAATATTGAATCATCTGGATAATAGCTCAGGAAACAGAACGGAAGAAAGACTCAAGTTACAGACAGATGAATCTATTATGGAAGAGTTATTTTATGTAAGCTTGCATAGGGGGGATGTTAAACCAAAACAAAAATTACGAACTGATAAACCATTATCTTCGGATGTGTTAAGTCATATTACATCGAAAGAAGACGTATCTTTTATATGTGCAGATCGATTACAAGTCAAAGCTGTTGATGAAACAGTCATTGACTTATGTGCTAGAAAATTAAAATATTTAATGAAAAATGCACAAGATGATTCCGCTGCATTATCACAAAAATTAGACGCTACATTTCCTATTCGATTATTTGAGCGTTTAGAGCAATCAAAACGATTTTCATCAGAAAATATTCAAGATCGCTTAAATGGTATTCAAGATAAACGTCGACATTATATGCGTTATGGCCTTATTCAGGCTGATAACGAGCTAATGCCTCAAAAAAGCACAAGTTTTTATAGTAGCAATGAATATCTAAGTGTGTTGGATCTATATATTGAAGATGCCCTTGGAAAATTGTCACCGTTTCAGACATTACATCAAAAAATTGATTTATTTGAATCAATTTTGAAAGAAAAGGTTTTAGCTTTTAAAAAAGTGATGATTGATAGAGATAACGGATTTTATTTCAAAAGTCACAATGGCGATGTTATTGATCGTAATTTGCTTTCATCAGGTGAACAGAACCAAATAGTTCTTCTTTTTAATTTGATTTTCGATTTTGTTTCACAAAAAGTAATTCTTATAGACGAGCCAGAAATATCATTACATGTCGCCTGGCAACAAACTTTCTTGGATTCTCTCAAAAAAATACAAAAGATTAACAAGTATGAAAAGGTCATTATTGCTACTCATTCACCACAAGTAATTAGTAAGAATTGGGAATTAACATACGATCTATATGAAATGATTAGAAATAGAAATGAAAGCCAACAGCTTTCAGAAGGAAACGAGTAAATGATGTCATTACGCAATGCTGTTCGCGAAGATGATTGGTTGAGTAGTATGATGCTTTTATTCAGAAATGAAATGTATCAACGTTGTATATTGATTGTGGTTGAGGGCATTTCAGATATCCGATTTTTCAATGCATATCGGCTTGATAATAGAATCATTTATGAATCACCTGAAAATGGAAAACGTGAAGTAATATTGGCTGTTAGTCAATTACGTCGTGCAGGTAATAATGCTGTGTATGGTGTATGTGACGCGGACTTTGATGAGTTAAGCGGAATAAATCACGAGGGGATTTTTTATACTGATGCTCATGACCTTGAAATGATGTTAGTAAAAGGTGGTGCGGTTGATAAATTCATTATGTCACATACAGATAGAAAATTAATTCAAGGGGAATTGGCCGATATATTCTGTCAGGATGTAAAGATGAACATCCTTTGTGCATGCTATAAAATCGGACTTCTCAAATGGTACAATTATCTTACACATAGCAATCTTAATTTCAAAGGAATGAATTACAGGAATTTTGTAAGTATTAACAGGACAGATGTTGTAGTTGATGAAACCAAATATATAAATCATGTGCTTAGCAGGAGTCGTACTGATAAGGATTTTAATGCGAAAAATTTATATAATGAAATGCGTAAATTAGAATTAATGTCGCCAGATCATTTTTCTATATGCAATGGTCATGACTTTACATGTATATTAAAAATGATGTATGAAACTGATATATCTGTAAATAAGAACATGCGTCTGGATGAGATAGATAGTTATATGCGTATGAGTTACGATCATCATACATTTAGAACCACAAAATTACATAAGCGTCTGAATCAATTGTTAATTTTACATTAAGGCTAAAACTAACACCTATTGCGGTTTATGGAAGAACAAGCCTTGATGAGAGTAGTGCTATCTCCGGATTAGCACTACAGGGGCGGTGATGTATAACAGCTTCTACCTGCTGGTACAGATTACCGCAGTGGAAATATACATAGCTGTTGCAGTACCGCCCCAGTACAGATTACCACCTCATCTGCAAATTCTAGGCAATGAATATCTTTTGGCTCCCCGTGAGCCGATATAAGTCTTATTGTGCAGAAACCATACTTCCTAGAGCCCTTCGGCAGTAGATAGTTTTGTACTATTTACTACTCAAGATGTTAAGTGGCAGAAAAGTTGAAAATTGAGATGATTTATTATGTATCTCAATACCTGTTTTTCGCTCAAAGCAGACTGTCAGATTTGACAGAGTTTTGGTTACGTAATTTGTCAGTTGGAAACTGAAAGAGTACAAATCAAGGCAGGCGGGCTGATTGCTCGCCTTTTCTTTATCTGTTGTTTCATCCACTGACCAGCCAGGTCAAATAGCGTCTCATGCTCTGCACAACAGAAAATAGTTGCACCCATTAACCACGGAGTTAAACGGATGAGTGACTATCATCACGGCGTGCAGGTGCTGGAGATTAACGACGGCACCCGCGTCATTTCCACTGTATCCACTGCCATTGTCGGCATGGTCTGCACGGCCAGCGATGCGGATGCGGAAACCTTCCCCCTCAATAAACCTGTGCTGATTACCAATGTGCAGAGCGCAATTGCAAAGGCCGGTAAAAAAGGCACGCTGGCGGCGTCGCTGCAGGCCATCGCTGACCAGTCAAAACCGGTCACCGTTGTCGTGCGTGTGGAAGACGGCACCGGCGACGACGAAGAAACGAAACTCGCGCAGACCGTTTCCAATATCATCGGCACCACTGACGAAAACGGTCAGTATACCGGACTGAAAGCCCTGCTGGCGGCAGAGTCGGTAACCGGTGTTAAACCGCGTATTCTCGGTGTGCCGGGACTGGACACCAAAGAGGTGGCTGTTGCACTGGCATCAGTCTGCCAGAAGCTGCGCGCTTTCGGGTATATCAGCGCATGGGGCTGTAAAACCATTTCCGAGGTGAAAGCCTACCGCCAGAATTTCAGCCAGCGTGAGCTGATGGTAATCTGGCCGGATTTCCTCGCATGGGATACGGTCACCAGTACCACCGCCACCGCGTATGCCACCGCCCGTGCGCTGGGTCTGCGTGCCAGAATCGACCAGGAGCAGGGCTGGCATAAAACGCTGTCCAACGTCGGGGTAAACGGTGTTACCGGCATCAGTGCGTCCGTATTCTGGGATTTGCAGGAGTCCGGCACCGATGCTGACCTGCTGAACGAGTCAGGTGTCACAACGCTGATTCGCCGTGACGGTTTCCGCTTCTGGGGTAACCGTACCTGCTCTGATGACCCGCTGTTCCTCTTTGAAAACTACACCCGCACCGCGCAGGTGCTGGCCGACACGATGGCTGAGGCGCACATGTGGGCGGTGGACAAGCCCATCACCGCAACGCTGATTCGCGACATCGTTGACGGCATCAATGCCAAATTCCGTGAGCTGAAAACAAACGGCTATATCGTGGATGCGACCTGCTGGTTTAGCGAAGAATCCAACGATGCGGAAACCCTCAAGGCCGGCAAACTGTATATCGACTACGACTATACCCCGGTGCCTCCTCTCGAAAACCTGACCCTGCGCCAGCGTATTACCGATAAATACCTGGCAAATCTGGTCACCTCGGTTAACAGCAATTAAGGAGCCTGACCGATGGCAATGCCGCGCAAACTCAAGTTAATGAACGTCTTTCTGAACGGCTACAGCTATCAGGGCGTTGCAAAGTCCGTCACGCTGCCAAAACTGACCCGTAAGCTCGAAAACTATCGCGGTGCGGGGATGAACGGCAGCGCACCGGTAGACCTCGGCCTTGATGACGATGCGCTGTCAATGGAGTGGTCGCTCGGGGGCTTCCCGGATTCGGTTATCTGGGAGCTTTACGCCGCAACCGGCGTGGATGCCGTGCCGATTCGTTTTGCAGGCTCTTACCAGCGTGACGATACCGGCGAAACGGTGGCCGTCGAAGTGGTCATGCGTGGACGTCAGAAAGAAATCGACACCGGAGAGGGTAAACAGGGAGAAGACACCGAGTCGAAAATCTCCGTGGTCTGCACCTATTTCCGGCTGACGATGGACGGTAAGGAGCTGGTCGAAATCGACACCATCAACATGATTGAGAAGGTGAACGGCGTCGACCGGCTGGAGCAACACCGCCGCAATATCGGCCTGTGATTTTCATCCGGTCAGCCTGGCTGACCGGTTAACCCTGATTCAGAAGTGAGAAAACCATGAACAAAGAAAATGTGATTACCCTGGACAATCCGGTCAAGCGTGGTGAGCAGGTTATCGAACAGGTCACGCTGATGAAACCCAATGCCGGGACGCTGCGCGGTGTCAGTCTGGCTGCGGTCGCAAACTCCGAAGTCGATGCACTGATTAAGGTGCTGCCGCGCATGACGGCACCGATGCTGACCGAGCAGGAAGTCGCCGCGCTGGAACTGCCTGACCTTGTGGCGCTTGCCGGTAAGGTGGTCGGTTTTTTGTCGCCGAACTCGGTGCAGTAACGTTCCCGAAAAATCTGTCGGTCGATGACCTGATGGCGGATGTGGCAGTGATATTTCACTGGCCGCCATCAGAACTATATCCCATGAGCCTGACCGAACTCATCACATGGCGCGAAAAGGCGCTCCGGCGAAGCGGAAACACGAATGAGTAACAATGTAAAATTACAGGTATTGCTCAGGGCTGTTGACCAGGCATCCCGCCCGTTTAAATCCATCCGCACAGCGAGCAAGTCGCTGTCGGGGGATATCCGGGAAACACAAAAATCACTGCGCGAGCTGAACGGTCACGCATCCCGTATTGAGGGATTTCGCAAGACCAGCGCACAGCTCGCCGTGACTGGTCATGCACTTGAAAAGGCACGGCAGGAGGCCGAAGCCCTTGCCACACAGTTTAAAAACACTGAACGTCCGACCCGTGCTCAGGCGAAAGTGCTGGAATCCGCAAAGCGTGCGGCGGAGGACTTACAGGCGAAATATAACCGCCTGACAGATTCCCTTAAACGCCAGCAGCGGGAACTGGCCGCTGTGGGAATTAATACCCGCAATCTTGCACATGATGAGCAGGGACTGAAAAACCGTATCAGTGAAACCACCGCACAGCTTAACCGTCAGCGTGATGCGCTGGCGCGTGTCAGTGCGCAACAGGCAAAACTTAACGCAGTAAAACAGCGTTATCAGGCCGGAAAGGAACTGGCCGGAAATATGGCCTCGGTGGGCGCTGCCGGTGTGGGGATTGCGGCGGCGGGAACGATGGCCGGAGTTAAGCTGCTGATGCCCGGTTATGAGTTTGCGCAGAAAAACTCAGAATTGCAGGCCGTGCTCGGAGTGGCAAAAGACTCCGCCGAAATGACCGCACTACGCAAACAGGCGCGCCAGCTCGGCGACAATACCGCCGCCTCGGCGGATGATGCGGCCGGTGCACAGATAATCATCGCGAAAGCGGGTGGGGATGTTGATGCCATTCAGGCGGCAACGCCGGTCACGCTGAATATGGCGCTGGCGAACCGCCGCACGATGGAAGAAAACGCCGCCCTGCTGATGGGGATGAAATCCGCCTTTCAGCTTTCAAACGATAAGGTCGCTCATATCGGGGATGTTCTCTCCATGACGATGAACAAAACCGCCGCCGATTTTGACGGCATGAGCGATGCGCTGACCTATGCCGCACCTGTGGCAAAAAATGCCGGTGTCAGCATTGAAGAAACCGCCGCAATGGTCGGGGCGCTGCATGATGCAAAAATCACAGGCTCAATGGCGGGGACGGGAAGCCGTGCCGTGTTAAGCCGCCTGCAGGCACCGACGGGAAAAGCATGGGATGCACTCAAAGAGCTTGGAGTGAAAACCTCAGACAGCAAGGGAAACACCCGGCCAATATTTACCATTCTGAAAGAAATGCAGGCCAGTTTTGAGAAAAACCGGCTCGGTACTGCCCAGCAGGCTGAATACATGAAAACTATTTTCGGGGAGGAGGCCAGCTCAGCCGCCGCCGTGCTGATGACTGCCGCCTCAACCGGAAAGCTGGACAAACTGACCGCTGCGTTTAAAGCCTCAGACGGGAAGACCGCCGAGCTGGTAAATATCATGCAGGACAACCTAGGCGGTGACTTTAAAGAGTTTCAGTCCGCTTATGAGGCGGTGGGGACTGACCTGTTTGACCAGCAGGAAGGCGCGCTGCGTAAGCTCACGCAGACGGCCACAAAGTATGTGTTAAAACTCGACGGCTGGATCCAGAAAAACAAATCACTGGTGTCAACCATCGGCATCATTGCCGGTGGCGCGCTGGCGCTGATTGGTGTCATCGGTGCCATTGGCCTCGCAGCCTGGCCGGTTATCACCGGCATCAATGCCATCATCGCGGCAGCAGGCGCAATGGGGGCAGTCTTCACGACGGTTGGCAGTGCTGTTATGACCGCCATCGGGGCTATTAGCTGGCCGGTTGTGGCCGTGGTGGCCGCAATTGTCGCCGGGGCGTTGCTTATCCGTAAATACTGGGAGCCTGTCAGCGCATTCTTTGGCGGTGTGGTTGAAGGGCTGAAAGTGGCATTTGCGCCGGTGGGGGAACTGTTCACGCCACTTAAGCCGGTGTTTGACTGGCTGGGTGAAAAGTTACAGGCCGCGTGGCAGTGGTTTAAAAACCTGATTGCCCCGGTCAAAGCCACTCAGGACACCCTGAACAGTTGCCGTGACACGGGGGTCATGTTCGGGCAGGCACTGGCTGACGCGCTGATGCTGCCGCTTAATGCGTTCAACAAACTGCGCAGCGGTATTGACTGGGTACTGGAAAAACTCGGTGTTATCAACAAAGAGTCAGACACACTTGACCAGACCGCCGCCAGAACTCATGCCGCCACGTATGGCACCGGTGGTTATATTCCGGCGACCAGCTCTTATGCAGGCTATCAGACTTATCAGCCGGTCACGGCACCGGCTGGCCGCTCTTATGTGGACCAGAGTAAAAACGAATATCACATCAGCCTGACGGGTGGTACTGCGCCGGGGACACAGCTTGACCGCCAGTTACAGGATGCGCTCGAAAAATACGAGCGGGATAAACGTGCGCGCTCCCGTGCCAGCATGATGCATGACGGTTAAGGAGGTGACGAAAAATGATGCTCGCGTTAGGTATGTTTGTTTTTATGCGCCAGACGCTGCCACACCAGACCATGCAGCGTGAATCAGATTATCGCTGGCCGTCAAATTCCCGTATCGGTAAACGGGATGCCTACCAGTTTCTCGGCGTTGGCGAGGAAAACATGACGCTGGCCGGTGTGCTTTATCCCGAACTGACCGGCGGCAAGCTGACGATGACCACGCTCAGGCTGATGGCAGAGGAAGGTCGGGCGTGGCCGTTGCTGGATGGTACCGGCATGATTTACGGCATGTATGTCATCAGCAGGGTGAGTGAAACAGGGAGTATTTTCTTTGCAGACGGCACACCCCGAAAAATTGATTTTACGCTGTCGCTCACCCGCGTTGACGAATCACTGGCCGCGCTTTATGGCGATATCGGTAAACAGGCGGAATCGCTCATCGGTAAGGCTGGCAGTATGGCGACTAAATTCACAGGTATGACGGGGGCGGGATAATGCTGGATGCACTGACATTTGATGCAGGCAGTACGCTGACGCCGGATTACATGCTGATGCTCGACAGCAGGGATATTACCGGCAATATCAGTGACCGTCTGATGAGCATGACCCTGACGGATAACCGGGGCTTTGAGGCTGACCAGCTTGATATTGAACTGAACGATGCCGACGGGCAGGTCGGGCTGCCGGTTCGTGGCGCTGTCCTGACGGTGTATATCGGCTGGAAAGGTTTTGCCCTGGTATGCAAAGGGAAATTCACCGTTGATGAGGTTGAACACCGGGGCGCGCCGGATGTGGTCACCATCCGCGCCCGGAGTGCAGATTTCCGCGGGACGCTCAATTCCCGCCGTGAAGGCTCCTGGCATGACACCACGCTCGGTGCGATTGTTGAGGCGATAGCCTCCCGTAACAGGCTGGAAGCCAGTGTCGCTCCGTCACTGGCCGGAATTAAAATCCCGCACATCGACCAGTCGCAGGAGTCTGATGCGAAATTCCTGACCCGTCTTGCAGAACGCAACGGCGGTGAGGTGTCGGTAAAAATGGGAAAATTGTTGTTTCTCAAAGCGGTGCGTATTACCGTGAAGGAGATCGGTGAGTAACATCGATGGAGATCGGTTCGTGTCACTTTCACAGAACCGTTTTTAAATTACCTTCACTGATCTCCTTCGGTCAACGGAGATTGTATTTTCCGCATTGATTCTCCTTTAAGTTCGATCTTGATACTGCCATGAACCAGTCGATCTAGGATGGCATCCGCATGTGTGGAGTCTCCGATCATTTTGTACCAGTTTTCCACCGGCAACTGGCTCACTACGATGATTGAGCCTCGTTGGTACATCAGATCCACTATTTCCAGCAGGTCGCTACGCTGTTCTGATGAGAGAGGTTCCAGCCCCCAGTCATCCAGAAGCAGCAGATCGCTATTATTCAGCCTGGTCAAAAGTTTGCTGTATCTTCCATCAGCATGCCCCTGATAGCACTGTTCCATCAGCGCTTTAAGGCGATAATAGTAGACCTTGTATCCCTGTCGGCAGGCATTATGACCAAGTGCACATGCCAGGAACGTTTTACCGCTGCCGGTGGCCCCGGTCAGTAAAATATTTTGTTTCAGGGTTAACCAGTTTCCCTGACTGAGTGAACGGATGAGGGCCCTGTCCAGCCCTCTATTGTTACGATAATCCAGCTTTGATAACTCAGCATTAAGTCTGAACCGTGCATGTTTGATCAGACGCTCTGCCTTCCTGTTTTCACGGCAGGTTAGTTCTTCTGCTGTCAGTAATGACAGGCGTTCTTCGAAGCCCAGCTCCTGGTATGTGCCCGGTTGAGCAAGTTGCTTTTTAAGCGCATCACGGAAGCCGGTGAGTTTAAGTGCGGTCAGTTGTTCGTAAAGATGATTCATCATTGGATCCCGTATCAGTGGTAATACTCACTGCCGCGTACGTTTTCGTGTTCCATCGTGGATAACAGATCTGGTTTTGGATCCTGAACAGGTTGTTTATCCAGACCTTTTTCCAGGATCGATTTAATACCTGACAGACGCCATACCTTTGTTTTCAGAGCTCTTGCACATGCTGCATTAAGTCTGGCTTTACTGTATTTTTTATGAAGGTTCAGGAGTCCAAGGCAGAAGCGATAGCTTTGTTCCGGATGTGGACGAGAGTTCAGTATATGAAGCACATAACTATGAGTTTCACTGCCTATGTGCCCCGCCCATTCCAGAAGACGCTCTGGCGTCCAGGTGGCATGCTGTCGATGAGCTTCAGGCATGTGCTCGTTGCGGGTACTGTAGCCATAAGTACGCTTGCGCGGGTGCACAGCAACCTCCTGCCCCTGATTGAAGAGTCTTACCAGTTCTCCGGAGATCCATGCTTCCAGTTGCTGGCCTAACAGCGAACATGGAACCGAGTAGTAATGTTTGTCGATTTCCACGTGGTAATCGGCATGAACTCTGACTTTCTTCACCAGGGTGTAACTGTAACTGGCTTCAGGAAGAGGCTTCAGTGCGGGTTTATCAAGCTGGATGAAGAGTTCTGCACGTGAATAACCCAACTTCTGCATTATTTTGTTATTCAGTCTTTCCAGCAACTCCCGAATGCGCTGATTAAGCGATGCAAGGCTGTAGAAGATCTCATGCCTGATTCGGGCCATGATCCAGCGTTCAACAACCTGAACGCCAACTTCAGCTTTGGCTTTATCTTTCGGTTTACGTGGCCGCGCAGGCAAAACTGCGACATTATAATGCTCAAGCATCTGCTGGTAGGTAGGGTTAACGTCAGGATCATACTTACATGCCCTGGATGTGGCGCTTTTCAGATTGTCCGGAACAACAAGTTCAGGAACGCCACCCAACCACTGGAAGCAGCGAACATGACTCATCACCCAGTCTTCAAGCTGCTGAGACCAGGTGGCCTCTGCCCATGTGTAACTTGATGCCCCGAGAACAGCTACGATGACCTGAGCAGTTCTTATTTCTCCGGTCTCAGGGTCGGTAACGCCAACGGTAGGTCCACAGTAATCAACGAAAAGTTTTTCGCCAGCTTTATGTACCTGACGCATTGATGGTGAAGTGGTTTTGAGCCATTCACGGTACATCCGGCAGTAATGGTTATAGCTGTAAAAACCGCCTGGATTACGCTCACAGTATTCTTCCCAGAGTAGCTGCAGCGTCACGCATTTATTACGCAGTTCCCGGTGTACTGTAGCCCAGTCAGGCAGAGAGTGCTTCTTCATCTTAACCTGGGTCTGAAGGAACGCATGTTTTAGTTTTGTATCATCCCATCCTGTAGGTAAGGGCCACTGCTTTATGCCAAGTTGAGCCGCCCGATTAGCATATCTGGATACAACGGAAGGGGAGATTGCAAGACTACGACCAATTTGTCGATGGCTGAGTCCAACACCGTATTTAAGCCTAAGAATTTCTTTAAGTTTTCTCATAGAAATTGGAACTGTTGGCATAGGTATCCTTTACCGGAATGGCAAAAGATACAGATCAACACACCTGTGAAGTTCCAATAACATTGATGGAGATCACTGAATAACAAAATGAGTCAAAAGTGATCTCCATCGATGTTATTCAGCGATCTGTTCAAATGTTATTACCCGATCTCGATGGAAGTTATTGAGTGATCTCCTTTCATGAAAATACGCAAGCGGGGCAGGGGGTGACGGCCAGCGGTAAAAAAATCCAGCAGGTCACCATCACCCGCAGCGACGGCGACCGTCATCATTTTGCGATTGCTGACCGTGGAGCCTACACCGGCGTAACGGCAAAGTGGTTACACACCAAAGACCCGAAGCCGCAAAAGCAGAAGGTAAAACTGAAACGCAAAAAGAAAGAGAAACACCTGCGCGCACTGGAGCACCCGAAAGCGAAACCGGTCAGGCAGAAGAAAGCGCCAAAAGTACCGGAAGCGCGCGAAGGTGAATACATGGCCGGTGAGGCTGACAACGTTTTTGCCCTGACCACGGTATATGCCACGAAAGCACAGGCCATGCGTGCCGCTCAGGCGAAGTGGGATAAACTGCAACGGGGTGTAGCAGAGTTCTCCATCAGCCTGGCTACCGGACGGGCAGATATTTACACGGAAACACCGGTTAAAGTGTCAGGCTTTAAGCGCGTCATAGACGAGCAGGACTGGACCATCACTAAGGTTACACATTTTCTCAATAATAGCGGCTTCACGACGTCTTTGGAGCTTGAGGTAAGGCTTTCTGATGTGGAGTACGAAACAGAAGATGATGAGTGATGTTTTTTATTTATCTGTTTGTTTTATAAGGATAAATTAACTAAAATGGCACCATCAACAAAACCGGAAGAGGTGCTCGCGATGTTTCATTGTCCTTTATGCCAGCATGCCGCACATGCGCGTACAAGTCGCTATATCACTGACACGACAAAAGAGCGTTATCACCAGTGTCAGAACGTGAATTGCAGCGCCACGTTCATCACTTATGAGTCGGTACAGCGATACATTGTGAAGCCGGGAGAAGTCCACGCCGTAAGGCCGCACCCGCTGCCGTCAGGGCAGCAAATTATGTGGATGTAATTACAAACAGAAAGCCCCTCAGTCGAGGGGCTTTTTTGTCGATGTGGTCAATGTGTGGACGTGACCAGAAATAAATCCTTTTATTTCATGTAATTAGATATCAAAAAATGTCACCAATAACTGACATTGCGGTGTTTCTCCAGATGTGGCCCATCTGAGGCCGTGTTGGTGCGCAGCTCGAAGGCTACGTCGAGTCTGTTTTGGCAGTCACCTTAAAGTATAGATAGCTGACAAAAAAGGCTCTCGTGCTAAAAAAGGCCCCACTTTCGTGGAGCCTTTATTGTACGCTTTTTACTGTACGATTTCAGTCAAATCTAA